AAGCAATGGCTGACAAACATAATTATTTGTTTGAAGAACGTGGTGATAGTATTGAGTCTAAAGCCAGAGACTTGGCAGTGTTCTCAGCATTTGGTGAGGGGCTACAATTGTTTGCCTCTTTCATTATGTTGTTGAACTTCCAAAGGTTTGGTAAAATGAAAGGTATGTGCCAGATTGTTACTTGGTCAATACGAGATGAAAGCCACCATGTAGAAAACATGATTAAGCTTTTCCATACTCTTGTTGATGAAAACAAGCACATATGGACAGATGATTTTAAAGCTACCCTTTATCAAATCTGTAGAGACATGGTTGACTTGGAAGATAAATTTATTGACCTCGCTTTTGAGCAAGGCGGTATACAAGGTTTGTCTGCCGATGAAGTTAAGATGTACATTCGTCACATTGCTGACAGGAGATTGTTACAGCTTGGCCTCAAGCCTAACTATGAAATTAAAGATAACCCATTGCCGTGGTTGGATTGGGTCTTGAATGGAGTTGAACATACAAACTTCTTTGAGAACCGTGCTACTGAATACAGCAAGGGTTCAACAACTGGCTCTCTCTGGTAGAGAGCCTTATTACTTCCCTTATTAGAAAGAATTAAAATGGATGAATTACCAATAACTGTAGAAGAGTTACTAGAAAAACTAAACGAAGTGTATCCAAGTGAACCTGCGAGTCTAAAAGATTCTGATAGAGAAGTATGGTTCAAAGCAGGACAACGAAGTGTTGTTGATTTTCTATTACTTTTAAAAGCTAGAGGTGACGAAAACATACTAAACAAAAGGAGTTGATTATGTGCATGGGCGGAAGAAGTTCACCACCACCAACTCATCGTCAGTATGATTCCTCACAATATTATAACGGCAATATCTATGACCCTAAACCAGAACCCAAACCAGTGGTATCTAATCAGAACAATAATGATTCTGGTAATGATAGCCCTAGCGGGGGCGGAACTATCGTCCAATCTAGTGGGCTAAGTATTGTTGATGATAATTACAACAAGACCCATGGCCTACAAATTAACTAATGGTAAATAGGATATTAACAATTACAAATAGAAGGAGAAGCAATATGTGTCTAGGCGGAAGAAGTCCTGCACCACAACCTGTAGCACCACCACCAGTATCTAGTGTTCAGTCACCAGATGAGCAAGCACCAGAATTGGAAATTGCGGGTGAGGATACAGCGGAAGTGGCTGCAAAGAAAAAGAAAAAGACAGGTACAAATATGCTACAGACTGATGTCAATACATCTGGCACTGGCGTAAGCAACGTATCTATCCCAACTGTTTAAGGTTCATAAATGGAATATTCAAATACCGCTATAAATGATAGTGCCGAAGGACGATATGAGACTATGGCTCAGTACCGTGAGCATTATCTTGATAGAGGTAGAGACTGTTCCGAACTAACCATCCCCCATGTAATAGTAGCTAGTGGCTTTGAAGCAACAAGTGATTTATATACGCCTTACCAAAGTGTAGGCAGTCGAGGTGTTAACAACCTTGCCAGTAAACTTTTACTATTACTCTTTCCCCCAAACCAACCATTCTTTAGACTAGCAGTCGATGGCAAAGCTAAAGCCGAAGCTGAAAACAATCCCGAAGTAAAGACGCAGATTGAAAAAGTCCTAAGTAAAATTGAACGTGAAGTTATGGGTAGGATTGAAACAGATGCGATGCGAGTACCTGTATTTGAAGCCCTAAAGCATTTGCTTATTGGTGGTAATGTACTTCTCCACTTGCCTAAAGCAGGTAAGATGAAAGTATACCCACTAGACCAATACGTTATCAAACGTGATGACGGTGGCTCAATCCTGGAAATTGTTGTTAAAGAAAACATTTCTATAAAAGCATTGCCAGATGAAGCACAAGAAATTGCGTATGCACATATGTCTTCTGAAGATATTAAATCTACAGATGAGTGTGATGTATACACACACATTTATAAATTACCAGATAATGGTTTTTATGTTTGTCAAGAATTACACGGTGTCAAAATCCCGTCAAGCATTGGTAAGTTTACCGAAGAGAACTTTCCATTCTTGCCGTTGAGAATGATATCCGTAGACAATGAGGATTACGGCAGGTCATATGTCGAGCAATATATCGGTGACCTCAAGTCGTTAGAAGGATTGTCAAGAAGTTTAGTTGAAGGAGCTGCGGCCAGTTCAAAGGTTGTGTTCCTTGTCAAACCAAATTCAAGCACAAAGAAACGTGACCTAGCGATGACCCGTAATGGTGATATTATTACAGGCCAAGCAGGTGATGTTGATGTACTACAAGCACAAAAGCATTATGACTTAGGTGTAGTAGAGTCAGCTATTGGAAAATTTGAACAGCGTTTGTCCTTTGCGTTCTTGCTAAACGCAGCCGTACAACGTGATGCGGAAAGAGTGACAAGCACTGAAATCAGATACATGGCAAATGAACTAGAGACTGCCCTTGGTGGTGTCTACAGTTTGTTGTCACAAGAATTACAATTGCCTATTGTAAGATTGCTTATGCAACGAATGAGTAAGAAGGGTGAGATACCTAACTTACCAAAAGGCACTGTGAAGCCCACTATCATTACAGGTGTTGAAGCACTTGGTAGAGGGAATGACCTAGAGAAACTTAGGGAGTTCACCGCAGAAATTGCACAGCTTGCCCAGATTAATCCGCAAGCCGTGTCAATGCTAAACATTGGAGATTTAATCCAACGTATGGCGAACAGTCATGGAATAGATACTGAAGGCTTAATTAAGTCTCAAGAGGAATTACAGGCTGAACAACAACAGGCACAAGAGATGCAACAACAACAAATGATGGAGCAAACTGCCCAGTCTGTTGCACCTCAAGTGGCGAACAATTTAACTAAACCACAATAAGGAAACACAAATGGTAGAAACAACTACAATCAATGAAGGTGTTACTGCTTCTGAAAAGCCAGAAGAAGTTACAGAACAACCTTCAAGACCAGATTGGTTGCCAGAAAAGTTTTCCTCACCAGAAGATATGGCGAAAGCCTACGGTGAATTGGAAGGCAAACTAGGTAAACCTGCGGAAACTCCAGAAAGTTCCGACACTGCTAAAGAAGAAAACCTTAATATAGATAAAGCGGAAGAAGCTGTCGAATCCGCAGGTTTATCTATGGAGAATCTTCAGCAAGAATATGATTCTAATGGTCAACTTGACGAGAAATCATACGAAGCACTGGAGAAGGCGGGCATCACTAAAGATTATGTTGATGCTTTTATTAACGGTCAGCAAGCATTGGCTAACCAACGAGCAGGAGAAATCAAAGGCTTGGTGGGTGGTAATGATAACTACACTGACATGATGCAATGGGCTAAACAAAATTTGAATGCACAAGAAATTGATGCATACAATGTGACTGTCAACGGTCGTGACATTGAGCAAACTAAACTTGCTGTCATGGGGTTACAGGCACGATACTCAGCAGCCGAAGGTATTGAACCGAATCTAGTTAGAGGACGTTCAGCGGGTGAAGCCAAAGGTGGATACCGTTCTTGGGCTGAAGTGACTACGGCTATGAAAGACCCTAGATATCAATCTGATGAAGCTTTTAGAAATGATGTCCAGAACAAGATAAGTAATAGCCAACTTTAGTTGTGCGACACTTATGTGTGGCAACTGCCAGAACGACAAAGAAAGACCTCTTGAGGGAGACAATCTGGAATTAAGTGAAGGCGTTAAGTCTCTAAATAAACTTAAATCTAACAATCTCAAGAAGGAGAATATACTATGGCAAATGCAGCCCCAGTAAGCGTTGGTCGAGTCAACGCAGCAGGTTCAGAAGATGCCCTGTTTCTTAAAATCTTTAGTGGTGAAGTTCTTACATCGTTTGAACAAGCTACAGTAACAGCGGGAGCGGAAATGGTTCGTTCTATCGCTAATGGTAAGTCAGCGACTTTCCCAGTAATGGGCAGAATCGATGCGGCCTACCATACTCCTGGAACTGAAATTACAGGTAGTGATGTAAACCATAACGAGAAGACGATTACAATTAACGACTTGCTAGTATCTAGCGTATTCCTATCAAATTTGGAAGAAGCTAAGAATCACTGGGATGTACGTTCTGCGTATTCGACTGAAATCGGTAGAGCATTAGCTTTCCAAAAGGATAAGCACATCTTGCAAACTATCGGTCAAGCAGCTCAAGGTTCTGCTAACGTAGCTGACACTAGCTATGCGTCTGGTACAGTTCTAACGAACACTGGTATCGCATCTGGTACAGCAGCGACAGCGGCCAATGCAATGATTGATTCATTGTTTGATGCAGCGAAGCAACTTGATGAAAACTATGTTCCTAAAGAAGGACGAAAAGCTTTCATCAGACTAGAAGAATACTACAAAATGGCTAATGCAACTAATGCAGTCAACGTAGATTTCTCTGGTGGTGCTAACGGTGGTGTAGCTGATGGTAAAATCCTAAAGGTAGCAGGAATTGAATTAATTCCAACTGCTCACTTTGGTGATATTGCTGCTGACCTTTCGTCTAATACAGGCGTTCCGGGCGGTTCTGCTACTCAAGGTGGTTCTAATCCACAACAAGTAAACCTTGCTAACTATGTGGCACTTGTCTGTCATCCTAGTGCAGCAGGTACTGTTAAGCTAATGGACTTGTCTTCCGAAATGGAATACGACATTAGACGTCAAGGTACATTGATGGTTGCGAAATACGCAATGGGTCATGGCGTTCTAAGACCAGAAGCAGCAGTGGGCATTAAAGAAGCCTAATTGTTAATAATAAACCAAGGAAAGGTGGGGAGTAAAATCCCTGCCTTTTCTTTTTTTTAGAGGGAAACCATGACAACACAAATTACAGCTACGACAGAACTACAGGCGATAAACACCATGCTGTCATTTATTGGTGAAGCCCCTGTATCTACAATATCATCAACTACTGGTGTTGGTTCAGATGTCGCTATCGCAAAGAATATACTTGATGAAACTTCTATGTCAGTGCAGTCACAAGGATGGCACTTTAATACAGAGAATGAAGTCACATTACAAAGAAACAGTAGCAACAAAGTTGTGCTACCTACAAACTGCGTACACCTAGAAGTCGCAGCCCCATACCAAGCAACCTACGCATACACTCAGCGAGGTGGCTTTCTATATGATTTAAAAAACCATACTGATATCTTTACTTACAACCCAGTTGTTGATTATGTTTTAGTTCAACAGTATGAAGACCTTCCCCAATATGCTAGGCACTACATTGCAGTCAAATCTGCAAGACGTTTCTGTGCTAGATATATGGGTTCACTGGAACTTAATAAGCTTGCATTACAAGATGAAGAGGAAGCACATATTACCTTTGAGCAAGCTGATGCAAGAGCGGGTGACTACAATGTACTAACTGGCAACTACAGCCAATACTACATTATTAACCGTACTAGAACTCAAGTAATTTAAGGAAAATAAATGGCAACTAGGCTTACATCACAATCAATACCAAATCTTATTAATGGTATCAGTGAACAGAACCCCGTTCAGCGTAATCCTGCCCAAGGACAGACACAAATAAACTTTCAGTCTAACATTGTGGAAGGGTTGAGCAAACGCCCATCTCTACACCACATTGCTAACGTCCTGTCTAGCACTGCTTTTCCAAACAATTCTGCCGTACACTGGATTAATCGTGATTCTGATGACCAGTATGTTGCTGTCTTTACTAATAACGCCACGCCAAAAGTTTATGATTTGGCGGGTAACCAAAAGACTGTAAATACACCTAATGGCACAAGTTACCTCACTACAACTAAACCAATAAACAATTTAAAATTTGTTAATATTGCTGATTATACTTTTGTAGCTAACACGGAAAAAACTATTCTAGAAGACACTGCAACTACCGCAGCCAAAGTAGAAGAGTTTATGGTTTATTGTAAAAGTTCTAATTATGGGCGTGAGTATTCGATAAAGTTGAGCCATCAAGATTGGGGCGGATATAGCTATGAAGTACAGTTTCAAATGCCTACAGGAAATGACTCTAGCACTGATAGTCAGTTTAGAGATACGAACAAAATCATTGATATTCTTTTATATGGAACATCTTCTTCCGATTGGTCTAGTTCTGCCGATGGTATTGGCTTCAGAACAATAAGAAGCGATACTGGAGCAACCGTTAGTACAACGCAAGGACTAGCTAATTACTCTACAATTACTTCTAAGTTTACATTTTCTAAATATGAAAACGTGGCCTATGGTTATCTAGTAAATCAAAACAAAACTTACACAGTAACAACTACCGATGGTTTTGGTAACCAAGCTATGTATGCAGTAAAAGACGCTATACAAGAT